TGAACGTATTTGACATCATCCCTCCGAAGAACCGACTCGTAAATCCAATGCTCGTCTGTGCTCGGGTTGTAGTCCAATAGCCACTTGCCCTTGCATCGTTGCTCGAGTTGGTCAAAGTCATCTCTACTGGTTTCAATCGCCTCGTTAAGCCAAAAATAATCGCACTCAATCCCATGGAGTTTCTGCGAATCATCCAAACCATAGAACTCATATGTAGCCCCGTTCAGGGTATATATCAGCTCCGTCTTGTTGAACGATTCTTCCTCCCACAATTCCAACGACTTGCAAACCTTAATAAACGTGTCGAGCACCGTTGGTTTAATCCATGTTCTTCGGAATCGTGCGATGACAACACGCGCCTTGTCTCGATGCCCAAGCGCGAGAAGCGCTTGACATATACTCCACGTCTTGGAAGAACGCGAACCCCCTTCGCACACAACTCCCCTCGTTCGTTGATCATTAAGCCCGTTCCATACTTGACGGAATACTGGAGTGCATTCAAGGTCGACTATCGTTTGCTGCTGGATCATTAATGGTAATTCTGAACTCCGTTGGAGCTCCTTCGTTGATGGTCTGCTCCACCTCCTCTTTCGGCTTCCCGTACACCCTATCAAAGAGCACGTCCAATATGTGAATTGAACCCTTCTCAAAGTCCCTCTGAGCCTTCTTAGCAATCAGAGCGATCCAAAAGGGCATTGAATCATTCTGAGCCATCTCCACGAGCTCCTCACGGGTCTTGCCAAGGATGTTTTTGATGATGTCTTGAACCTGAGTCTTAGATAGCTTCAGGTTGTGTTCTTCAAGGAAGTGCTCCTTCAGCACCGTCTCGATCTTCTTGGGTCTTCCCTTGGGGTTGCCGCTGACCCCTTTTTTGAATGGTTTCAGGTTCTCCTCGTTCATTGTTATCTCTCTGTTTTGATGTACGTTAGGAACTCATCTCGAGCCTCCTTCTCAGTCTTGAATACCCCGAGCATCTTGCTGGTCGTTGTCCAAGTATCATGCTTCTTGACTCCCCTCATTGCCATACATAAATGCTGAGCTCTGATTGATACCGCAACACCTACCGGATCAAGTTCTTCTTGGAGTCGTTCTGCTACCTGAGTCGTGATGCGTTCTTGGTTCTGAAACCTACGAGAGTAATATTCGAGGGTTCGTGCTAATTTACTTAGCCCTACAATCTTATTCTGAGGTATGTAGGCTATCGCAGCCGTTCCGAAGAATGGGGCGGTGTGATGCTCGCAGAGAGAATAGAATGGGATATTGCTTTGGACAATCATCTCGTCAGTTCCCTCGGCATCGAATGTGGTGAAGTTGAACTC